ATTATATTGAATTATCAAATGCTATTGAAGCGGAATTACAAAAAAATTTAATTGAATATAATTCAAAAGTTGCTGCAGCAAATAAAATGGAAGAAGCAAACTTTGCAAGAATTTCAGGACAAATTGCCAGAAATGAAGCTAAATTAGCACAAATAAATACAATAGCTCAAACAGGAACGAGTTTATTAGCAATGAGTAAAACATAATGCCAAAAATACCTACATTCACAGCGACAGGATCAATAGAACAATTAGCTGGTACTACATCTAATATTAAAATTGATCCTAATGCTAACATTTTTAGTGCTTTAAAACCGGTAACTGATGCTGTTGTTAATTTTAAAATAAAAGAAAATGATGCTCAAAATAAAACAGAAGCATTAAAATTAGAAAATGACTTCATAACTGATATGCAAAAAGTTTATGAGGAAGTAAATGTTTTAGAAAATAAAGAAATAGCAAATCAAATTTTAAAAACAAAATCAAATGCTTTAATTGAAAAATATAAATCAACTGCAACCAATGGAAGTGTTCAAACTTTATTTAATAATTATGCTTTAGCTGAAGTACAAAAGGGAATTTTTAGAACTAATACACAAATATCAAAAAATATTTTAACATCATTAGATAATAATGTTGCTTTAAAAGAAAACAGATTATTAACAACTGCTTTTTTAGCAGAAGGTAATTTTGATTATGCTACTTTAAAAAATGATTTAACTAATTTATATACAACTAATTATAAAGGTAAAATACCAAATGCTAATTTAAAAAAAATAATTGATTTTATTCCAAGTAAAATAGAAGTTTTTGAAGCAACTAAATTAATTAGCGATAATCCTAGATTAGCTTTTTCAAAATTAAATAATTCAGATGAATTTAAAAAAATACCTTTAGAGGAAAGAATGAAATTAATTACAGATGTTAAAGGTATTTTAATGCCAGAAATAGATTTAGAGTGGAAAAATTTTATTTCAGCAGCTGCAGATGGAAAAGAAATACCTTTTGATATGGAATTTGCAAAAGAAATTTTACCACCAAAAGTTATCAACAAAATGCTTAAACAATTTAGTATTGTTAAAAATTCTATAGCAGATACAAAAATTTTAAATTCAATTCCATTAAAAGATTTAGAATCTACTTTAAAAACAATGACTGAAAGTAAATATGAATCAATGACATATATAGAGGCTAAAAATATGGAGTCATATTTAAAAACAATAGCAACCAATAGAATTGAAAAGATGAGTACAAATCCTGTTAAATTTTTATTTGATACAAATGATGAAATAGAAAGATTAACAAATGAATATAATGAAGAAACTAATAATGATTTAAAAACACAAAGAAAATTAATTTTAGTAGAACAGCTAATTATAACTCAATTAAATATGGGTTCTCCAGACAGTCAAATAAAAGTAATGTCAATAAAGGAAGCTCAAAGTTTTGTTAAGCAATATTTAAAATCGGATGGTGCTGAAAGAGTTGGTTTATTAAAAAGTTTAGCAATAAATTTTGGAGAACATGAAGATAAAGCTATGATGGAGTTGGCTGCTAATGGTTTACCTTTTACTGCACAATTTTCATCTTTCTTTTCTGATGCAGATAAAACTGAAAAATTTTTAAGTTTTGATGAAAAAGGAGAACAAGAAATTTTAAAACAATTTTTAAAAGATAATGATATTAATTTTCAAGATTTAAGAGAAAATATTTTTGATAACATAGAAGATTTTAATGATGCTGTTATGTTTGCAAATCAATTTGATACATCTATAGCTGCAGATAAATTAGATAGCTTAATGGATTTATTAGCTTACTACACAGCAAATGAAATGAGAACAGGTAAAAAAGAATCTGTAGCAATAAAAAATGCGTCAAATTTAATTAATGAAAATTTTGATATACATGAAACATATTTTGTTCCTAGAATATATGATGGTGAATCTTTAACAAGTGGTCAAGTAGACTTTGTAACTGAAAAAGCAGAAAAAATACAAGAAGATTATTTAGAATTATTTGGTGCTGTTTCTTTTAAATCCAAAGATGAAACAGATGTTACTATATTGGATGAGGAAATGAAAAACCAATTAATGAAAAATGGTAAATGGGTAAATAAAGCAGATGGTTCAGGTTTAATATATGGAATAGTTTTTCCAGACAACTCTTTTGCACCTGTTTATAATGAAAGTGGAGATGCTTTAGAATTTGATTTTAATGACGATAGTTTTACTTTGCCAGGCACAGATATTGAAATGAATTTTGATAAGATTAATATAATTCCAGATGATCAAGCAAAATTAATTGATGAAGAAAATAAAATAATATTAGTTGGTTTAAATGATGCTACCGGTAATCTTGATTTTGTGCAAAATATTTGGTCTCCTTATTATCAAACAAGTAGAAGTAAATTTAAAGAAGCTAATGCAATTATTAAATTAAGGGGGGATTGGGAAGTTCCACCTGATGCTGCTAAAGCTATTAATATTGCATCTACTATATTTGCAAATCAAATGACACTTGATGGTAGAATTTCAAAAGAAATACTTACAAGTTATTTGGAAAAGATAGGACAAATAGAAACACAATATAAATCAAAAAAACAAAAAGGAAACTATATAGAAACAACTAAATTCCTTGCTAGATCATATTGGCAAGTTGAACCAACTACAGCTATTAGTTTAATAAAACAAAATTTAATTGCATTAAATGAAGGAAGAAATCCTTTGTTTGGACCATTGTTTGAAAAAGCATTTAGAAGTAAATACTCAAAAGGAGGATCAGTTTTAGAACATCTTTCTACTTTATCAAAAAAAGAAATGACTAAAGTTTTAGAACAAGATACAGAATTAGCTGCTGCTTTTGCTGCTGCTAAACTTGTTACAAAATTAGGTGAAGTAACATCACCAGATACTACTGAGGTTTAATATATGGCTAACTTAGGCTTTGGATTAAATATAAATGAAACAGCTCAAGAGTATGGACATGATCAATATGGAATGAGTTTGTTTCAAACCTTGAAAGCTGTTGGAGCAGAAAACTGGAACTTTAATCCTATATCATCAATAGGTATTCATTGGGATTTACAGTCTGCAAGGCGTGATGCTGATAAATCAGATTATATTGACAGACAAGAACTAAATACAAAATACAAAGATTTAGGTTTATTCTTTATGCAAGACGAACCTCAATCTGTTGTTGATGTAATGGTTAAAGAAAAAAAAGAAGAAAGAAAAAGACAAAGCATAATTCAAAGAGGACCTGCTGGTTCATGGAATCCTTTTAGTGGTGGTTTTTATGTAGGAGGAGCTAAACTTCTTACAGGACTTGGCGTTAGCATGTTAGACCCAATTAACTTAGGAATGTCTTTTATACCCATAGTGGGTCAGGCAAAGTTTGCAGCAATGGTAGGTAAAGTTGGATTCACTACAGCAAGATTAGGTAAGGGTGCTATAGAAGGTATGGTGGGTGCAACTCTTTTAGAACCACTTATATATAGTGCCGCAAAGTCAGTTAAAGCTGATTATGGATTAGTAGATAGTTTTTTAAATATTGGTTTTGGAACTGTTATTGGTGGAGGACTTCATGTTGGTATAGGAAAATTAAAAGATGCTAACACAGCTAGAAAATTTAGAAATAAAGTTATTCAAGCAAGAGAAAATCTAAACATTAAATCAGATGCAGAACCAGAATTAAATTTATACAAAGAATACTATCCAGAAAATTCTAAGATTATGATGCACTTAGAAAAGGTTGATCCTGAAACAAGAAAAGTTTTACTTGCAAAATCAGTAGGTGATCTTTTATCTGAGAAGCCTGTAGATGTAACACCTATAGCTCACAATGATCCTATACTTAAAAAATCTACAGATACTACTAAGTTATCTGATATTAATGTTAAACCTAAAACATCTAATCTTGATAAGGTAGAATTAAATACTGCTGAAAAAAATAATGTAAAAAGAACTGATGTAGAAAAAGATATAGAGATAGAAAGTTTAGAATCACAATTAGAAGCTATTAAAGTAAGACAAAAAGATATGAATTTAAAATTTGATGAAGATACTTCTGATATAAGAACTACAAAAGACGAATTAGATGAAATAAATTCTAAATCTAAAGACTTAGATGAAATTATTAAAGATGCAATTAATTGTGTTAATGGGAGATAATAATGTCAAATAAATGTTTATTAAGAGTAGAACAATTACTTAGAAAATCATCTATTAAAGCAGCTAAAAAAGATGAGATTATTAATCAAATAAAAATAGCACAAGCAGAAAAAAAAATAACAAATATTGATTCTATTAATGTAGATAAAGTTGCAAAAGAAGTAACAGAACAAATTAAATTACAGAAAAAAATAAACAAAAGAAATGCTATTGAAAATGAAATTAAAATTAGAAATTATACAGAATATGTTTTAAGAGAATTTCCTGACAATCCAGAGGAAGGTTTAATTGCAGTTTTAGTAGGATCAAATCAAAGAAAAATTGCATCAAGAGCATCAGTTGCCATACAACAACAGGCAAGTGTTAATCAACTTATTGCCGGATTTAATCAAAAATTAAGAGAAAATAATGTAACTGAATTATTTGATACAGCAGATAGAGATACACAGTTAAGAGTATCAAGAACAATGGAAGAGTTGAATCAAAGAAAAACTGATGTTGAAGAACAAACAGGATTAAAGCCTCCTATTACAGAAACAAATCCTAAAATTATAAAATTAGCAGAAATTATGGAAGGATATTCTGAAATGATTAGACAAAAATTAAATGATAGAGGTGCTAATATTTCTAAAATGTGGGGTTATATTGTTAGACAATCACATGATCCTTTTTCAATAAGAGATGCTGCAAACAAATTAGGATTAAAAGATATAGAGCCTGATACAGATTTAAAAACTAGAAGAGATAGAAATTATAATAGAAATTTTAAAGCATGGAAAAATTTTGTAATGGAAAAATTAGATCAAGAAAGAACTTTTGCAGGTGTAGATGATATGGATGGTTTTATGGTTGCTGTTTATAACACCTTGGTAGGCAATAAATATCAAATGGCTGATGGAGCTAGTTTTGCTTTTGGAGGTAGAATAACAACAGATGTAGCAAAAAGTTCTAAATTTAAAAGAGTATTACATTTTAAAAGTGCAGATGATTGGTTTGTTTATAATGATATGTTTGGTGTAGGTAATTTAAAAGAATCTTTTTTTTCAGGGTTACAAACCTCTGGAAGAAATATTGGTATGATAGATTCTTTAGGAACTAAACCAACAGATAACTTTAATAGAATAAGACAAGCTGTACATGAAAGATTAGTTAAATTAAAAAAAGATACTGAAAGTACAAAATCAAATTCAATTTATGAAAAATATCTAAATAATGTAGATGGTTCAGTATATTCTGTTGAAAAATTCCCACTTGCCAAATATTCTGCAATATTAAGATCAATAATTGCTATGGCAAAACTAGGTGGTGCAACAATATCGGCTGCTGCAGATATTGGTTTATATGGTTCAGAAATGAGATGGCAAGGAAGATCATTTTTAGGAGGAATGTTTGAAGCTCTTAATAATTTAAGAAAAATAAAAAATCCAAAACAATTAAAAGATATGGCTGAAAGTTTAGGATTTATAGCAGACAATACTATTTATGATGTTGCAGGTAGACATCAAGTTGGAGATAATTTAAGTAAAGGTTGGACCAGAACACAAAGAACTTTCTTTAAACTTAACTTACTATCTTGGTGGACCAACACTCTTAAAGAGGGTGTTATGTTGAGCATGGCAAATTATTTTGCAAAACAAAAGAATATAGAGTTTGGTAAATTAAATTCTTCATTAAGAACTTTATTTAATATGTATGATATTGATTCTACAAAATGGAATATAATTAGAAAAACTGCAATGAAAAAAGCAGATGATGGTAAAGAATTTATTAACATTGCAGATTTAGATAAAATAACAGATGCTCAAGTTAAAGAAATAACAGGTATAAATGATTTAACACAAAGACAAATACAAATAGAAAAAGATAAATTTAAAGCATCTGTATCAGGTATGCTTTTAGATAGATCAATTTATGCAGTAATAGAGCCAGATGTTAGAGGGAAAGCTATTCTTAATGGTGGAAGAATGTCTGGAACTTATATGGGTGAAATAATAAAATTTGTTATGCAGTTTAAAGCATTTCCATTTGCGATTGTTCAAAAGACTTTAGGAAGAGAAGCGGATTTTTTTAGAAAAGGAGCAAATCAAGATATAGCAAGAGGAATAACTGGTATGGCTTCTATTTTAATTGCTTCAGCTTTTATGGGTTATTTATCTATGACAGCTAAAGATTTATTAAGAGGTAAAAAACCAAGAGATCCTAGAGAAATAAAAAGTTTTTTTGCTGCACTTCTACAAGGTGGTGGACTTGGTATTTATGGAGATGTTTTATTTAACGAAGTAAGAACTGCAGGAGAAAGAATTGGATCTTTAGCAGGACCGGCTACACTTACAGCAGGAGATGTGATACAGGCTATCTATTGGGGTATAAGAGGAAAAGGTGGTAAAACTGCAAAATCAGCTTACAATGCTGTAGTTAAAAATATACCTTTCTTAAATTTATTTTATATTAAAAGTGCTTTTGATTACTTAATAGGTTATCAGATGATGGAAATTTTATCACCAGGGGTTTTAAAAAGAGTAGAAAAGCGTATGAAAAAAGATTATAATCAAGAATTCTTATTTACAAAACCATCAACTTTGTTTAAAGGATTAAATTAGTATGACAATATCAAGTACAACAGTAAAAAATTCCTACTCTGGCAATGATAGTACAACTAGCTTTGCTTACAATTTTAAAATT